CATCTTACATAATGAATAAAAGTATCAAAGATGAAGAGAGTATTAGGATACAGAACGTTGAGCAAGATCTTGCTAATATTCAAAACGAACTGTATGAGTTAAAAACTTTACTCAAGGAGGCTCTAAATGGACCCAGATAGTATAGAACTCAATAATTTGACAAAGAGTTTTGAATACACAAAGTTGGCATCTGAGATAGATAGTTGTGATGATAGGGACACTTTGAGAAACATCGCAAAGTCCTTTGTAAAACTTTATTATAAGCAACAAGAGACTTTATCTGTAATACCTATAAACCCCTAATGGCTAACCAGAACGTAACATACGACGTAGCATCTGCTGTTCCTTACGCTGTAAATTTAAACATTTACGGTGGAGCATCATTTAGCGATACTTTTACCATTATTAACCCTGACCAAAGTGCGTTTCGTTTCAACACTGGTGCGGGTTCTACAGCAGGTTTAGGTGTTACTTGGACCGGAACTGCAGCAATGTCTAAAAGTGTTGCAGTGGGTGCTACTTTAGGTGTTACAGAGACATTTACAGTTGGTTTCACCAGTGCTGCTGGTGGAGTCATGACTCTATCAATGGGTTCTACGGAGACTAGAAACCTAAAACCTGGCAGATATGTTTATGATGTTCTGGTTAGTTCTGGAAATACGATATATAACATTATAAACGGTAATGTTCTAGTGACTGCTGGTATTGCCACAGCACCATAAATACTTAGAAAGTGTAGATAGATGCAACCATCCACTAGAGCGGAGTTAGTAGACTACTGCAAAAGAAAGTTAGGCGCTCCTGTCCTTGAAGTTAATGTTGCCGATGAGCAAGTTGAGGACTTAGTGGATGATGCTATTCAATATTTCCATGAAAGACACTTTGACGGTGTAGGTAAAGTATTTTTAAAATACCAGGTTACGCAAGACGATATAAACAGAGGCAGAAGTCCAAATAGTGCTGTTACTCAAGCAGGTATTGTAACTACCACAGCATCTGCCACTATTGATGGTGCCACTACAACATTTTCCTACAAAGAAAATAGTAACTTTATACAAGTTCCTCCAGCAGTTATTGGGATAGAGAGAATATTCCAATTTGATGGTGGAAACAATATCACCAACAACATGTTTGGTGTTAAATATCAGTTATTCTTGAATGATGTGTATTTCTTTGGCAACATTGAGTTGTTGTCATATGCAATGACGAAGACATATCTTGAAGACTTAGACTTTTTGTTGAATACCCACAAACAAATAAGGTTTAACCAAAGACAAGATAGGTTATATCTGGACATCGACTGGTCAGAAGTGAGTGTTGGCGACTATCTCATCATTGAGTGCTATAGAACCATAGATCCTAATGACTATTCAAGAGTTTACAATGACTCCTTCTTGAAACTGTATTTGACAGCGTTAATCAAGCGTCAGTGGGGTCAAAACTTGATGAAGTTCCAAGGTGTGAAACTACCTGGAGGTGTAGAACTAAATGGTAGGCAAATATATGAAGATGGGCAGAATGATCTGGACAAGATCATGGAAAAAATGTCTAACACATATGAACTTCCTCCCCTTGACATGATCGGATAATGGTACTTAACCCCTTCTTTCAACAAGGTTCTCCTGGAGAACAAAGTCTGGTTCAAGACTTAATCAACGAACAGTTGAGGATGTATGGTGTTGAGGTTTATTATCTTCCTAGACAATATATCACAAAAAACAAAGTAATTAGAGAAGTTATTCAGTCTGAGTTTAACAACTCATATCCTATTGAAGCATATGTTGACAACTTTGAAGGATATGGCGAAAATAGCGTTCTTCTATCAAAGTTTGGAGTTCAAGCAACTAATGAACTCAAACTCATTATATCTAAAGAGCGTTTTGAAACATATATTACACCACTAACAAGGAATTTACCAAACATCGAGTTGGCAACTCGTCCAAAAGAGGGAGACCTAATATATTTTCCCCTTGGCGACAGACTTTTTGAAATTAAGTTTGTAGAGCACGAAAAACCGTTCTATCAACTACAAAAGAATTACGTCTACGAACTTTCCTGCGAACTCTTCAGAGCACAAGATGAAATTCTGGATACTGGTATTGAGGAGATTGATGATACCTTCAATGTGGAAGGAAATATCAGAACTTTCACTCTTGTCGGATCTGGAACAACCGCGACAGCAATCAGTGGACGAGTTGTTAGTGGAGCAGTCAACCAGATTATCGTTACCGATAGAGGTGAAAAATACAATCATCCACCCACTGTTGCGATTTCATCTGCACCGACCGGTAATACCCGCGCCACAGGAATTTCAACCTTACGTGACGATATTGTTAATTGTGATGGAACTTTAATAGGTTCAAAAGTACAAGGTGTCTTTATAGAAAACCCAGGTTCTGGATATACCGTCAATCCTGGCATTGTATTTGTTGGCGTGAACACTAACCCAGGAGTTGGTGCCGCTGCAACTACAAGAATATCTGATAATACTGTTGGTGTGGTCACTATCAGTGATGGTGGTGGTGGATACGTATCTGCTCCTACAGTGACGTTCAGTGCCCCTGGAGGACTCGCTGGACTAGGTACAACCGCTCAGGGTATTGCAGTCGTTTCCGCCGCTGGTACGGTCTCTGCCATCTATCTGACGCACGCTGGTGCTGGATATACTGTTGCACCTACTATTACCTTGAGTGCTCCCGACCTTGGTGGAAGCGGAGAGTTTATTCCAACAGAAACAGTACAAGTTGCAAACAACACGTCTATTACTGCTGTTGTTAAGACTTGGAACTCTGTTACTAATGAACTTAATGTATCTAACGTCACAGGTGAGTTTAAACCTGGAGATACTATTGAAGGTTTAGAGAGTGGAGCATCTTATCAGATAAGAATTGCAGAAGATGATAATACCGTTAATAAGTATCCTGATAATGAAGAAATACAACTAGCAAGCACTGACGGAATACTTGATTTCTCAGAGTCTAATCCCTTTGGAAACCCTTAACCTAAATAAAGTTAAGGATTGCACACCTTAATAGGAATGTTTGAATATTTTTACCATGAGATTTTAAGAAGAACGATCATATCGTTTGGAAGTCTCTTTAACAATATAGAAATAAAACATCTTGATTCTTCCGATGATACGGTTGAAATTATTAAGGTGCCTTTGGCGTATGGTCCACAACAAAAGTTTCTTGCAAGACTAGAGCAGTCTCCTAATCTGAACAAACCAGTTCAAATAACATTACCTAGAATGTCGTTTGAGTTTGTTGGTTTGCAATATGATGCATCCAGAAAAGTTACAACTACTCAAACTTTTAAGAGTCATGCTGTTGGAGTAACAACAGCGATAAGAAAAACATACATGCCTGTTCCATATAACATGGCATTTGAACTGTCAGTTTACACAAAACTGAATGATGATATGCTCCAAATTATTGAGCAGATCTTACCATACTTCCAACCTGCTTATACATTATCTGTCAACCTTGTAGAAACTCTTGGTGAAAAGAGAGACATTCCTGTGGTGATTGAAAACATCACAATGAATGACAACTATGAAGGTGACTACAAAGAAAGAAGGTCACTTCTTTACACCATCAGGTTTACAGCAAAAACATATCTGTTCGGACCTGTTGGAGACACCACTTCTGCATCTAGAGATCTTATTAAGAGAGTTCGTGTTGGATATGTCCAAGACGATTCTTCTACTCCTACAAGAGACCTTACATATACTGTTGTTCCTAGAGCAACAAGAAGTTATGACGATAATGTTGTAACTAACCTTGCAGAAGATGTTGGTACAACAACCAACATTTTACGAGTTAATGATGCTTCTGGTATTGATGAAAATACTTACATTGTCATCGACAATGAGTCTATTTACGTCGATAGAAAAGAAGGCAATACACTATTCACGAAGAGAGCACAAGACAATACACTTGTTGCATCTCACGTTGGAGGTGCAGCAGTTAATGCTATTACTGATGCTGATGATGCACTCATTGAAATTGGTGACGATTTCGGTTTCGACGGTACATTATCATGACACCCATGGATAAAAGGTTTAAAGATTTAAACGAGACGTTCGACGTAACGGGCGAGATAGTTTCTAGTGAACCTATCAAACCAATTCCAAAAGAAGTAGAAGCAATAAAAACTGATACAAGAAAAGACTACGAATATACAAGAGGTAACTTATATTCTTTGATTGAAAAAGGTCAAGAAGCAGTAAACGGCATCCTTGAACTTGCTCAGGAAACAGAACAAGCAAGGGCATATGAAGTTGCAGGACAACTTATTAAGAGTGTTGCTGACGCTACAGATAAACTTCTTGATTTACAGAAAAAACTTAAAGATGTCGAGGAAGATACAAAGAAATCTTCTCCTACAAACGTCACCAACGCA